ATGTATTAAAAAATACTAATCTTGGTTCTTCTGTAAACTCATCTACCTGTAAACGTCTATGTATTTCATTCTTTCCTGATACACGACTGCCTTTACTTCTATCTGAAGGTCTCCAACGACAACCTTTCATAATCATCTGTTCAGCCAAAGAAGGACCAGTATCACCACGTTTATGCCAAAGAGAGCTATCCAAAACCCCATACTTAATATTTCCATCATCAGCTTCTGCATCTAATATCATATCTGCCAAATCTGTTGCAAGGACTTTGCTACAATACAACTCTCTATATACAATAATCTGCTCGTCTGGAGAAACAGCAAACCACAGCACGCCACTATAAGAACCATAACCATAATCGCAAGACCTAAATTTAACCCAATTTCTTGGAATGTTAAAAGGTTCAATAACGTGAATATTCCTATCAAACTCAGTAAAAGCAGCACCTTCTTTAATATCCCAATCACCATCAAGCAACTGCTTACGTTGGTGTTCAGGTAAGGAAAGAAGCATTGCTTCATAGTCACCTTGCTCTGACAAGTATGGGTTGTCAGACAATCTTGCAGGGATAAATCTTCTTTTAAATAGTGCTTGTCCTGCTTTACTGTGTCCTTTTGGATAGGAAAGAACATTCCCTGATTCAATATCTGTGGCATCAAATTGTTTTCCGTATGGTGCAGGGTCAATGAACATTTTCTTGACCCACTGATGTCCCGGACCTCCGGGGTTAGTTGTTGCTCTCATATACACAGGTAAATCATGTGCAGTAGAACGCAAACGTGAACGCATATAGTTCCAAGCATACGGAGTAGACCATTGGGTTAATTCGTCAAACCCTATCCAACTAAATGCCAAACCTTGATAACGAAGTACATCATCGTCACGGTCTAAGTATGACATCCATAACCTTGCACCTGATGGTGCTTCCCATTGCATCTTTCTTTCTGACCACTTAATACCCTTCCATATTTGAGGATACATTTCCTTAGATTTAAATATAAGTTCTCTAAGTTCTTCTGTTGTGTGTCGCAGTAACAACCCACTAAATGATGGATGACCCATGTAACGTAAAGGGTCTGCAAGCATGGCATATGATTTACCACCACCTGCTGAACCACCATATAATACTTCTCTTTCTCCTGCTGCAAGAAACTCTGTTTGAGGTCCTGCATTAGGTTTAAATATTACATTATGTTCTTCTACAGGAACAGCTTCAATATCATCAACTTCCTGTATTTTAGGCTCTTGCACCTGTTCTTTCTTCTTCGATGGCTTTCGCTTTTTGTATCGCCTTTTCTGCGTACTCAGACCATCGTTTAAGAGTTCTAGCTTTGTTCTTACGTTGTTGCTCATGCATTAACCTTTTTCTTAACCCTACGTGAGATATATCTCTTCCTGTTTTCTTTGTTAGCCAATTTGCTATTTGTCGAAAAGAATATTGTTTTGTATATTTTCTTGCTAGTTCTATAGCTTCCAATTCATATGGTATGGGGTCAAGTAAATTTGGGTCTTTTTCGTTTAACTTATAACCAAAAGGAATGATACGTGCTATTCTTGGTATCTGTACCCATTCTTGTTGGTCTTCATCTTTTAAGTCTGTTGGCTGTGGTAACTTCCACTTACCTAAACTTCTATTCATTATTTCTTTTTCTTTTTAAGATTATCTACTATTTTAATTTTATTAACATAGTTCTTTTTAGTAGCTAAACCACCTGCGTAAAATTCATCATCATCTTTTAAACCAGAACCAGCGATGTCTTCCATAAGTTCTATCTTAGGTATTTTTGCAACATCTGTTTTATTCATATTATAGTATTCAGTTAAATTATACTTAGAAATTAATTGGTCTTTTGAATAGCTTTTTAAACTTTTTTTCATAAATAGCTCCTATTCATTATTCTTTGGTGGTAATAGCATAACACCACCAGTGCTTTCTACTTGCATCTTCTCAGTCTTCACTAAGCCTGTCCTATCTAATAATTCTTTTGCAGCCGACATTTTTTCTTTTAATCCTAACTCTGTAGGGTCATATAAGCCACCCACCATAGCCATTGCAGCTTTAGGTGCATTTCTGCTCATAAATAATTGTGTAGCTTCTAGTATTTCATCTTTTATAGATTTTACTATTTCACTTGTATTAGATGCACTTGAATATCCTGCTAATTTCTTAGCGGTCACAACATCTCCGTTAGCTTCATCAAATAAAACAGCTAGAAACTTTTGTTGTCTTTCAGTTAGTTCTCGACTCATGTTGGAACACTTTCTCTTACAAATTGCCTATCAACGATTGCTATTAGACGTTTGGCTCTTTCAGGTGTTTGCCTAAACCACCTACTATTTTCCATCTCGTCTGCCATTCTTTCCCAGTCCAAATCTTCTACAGCAGCAATCATGTTTTTAAATTTGGATAATCTAGGTCTACCTAATTGAAAACACATATTAGCTAATACATGCTGTATATCATCAGGTAGGTTATCAAATTGAGAGAATAATAAGTTACAATCTTTTATAGTTGTTTTAATATCTCTCTCAAACCAATCATTTACTTGCTCGTTAGGTACTTTAGTTCCTACAGGTTGGTCATAGTACTCTGTATCCCATTCGGTAATAAGGTGACCTATTCCTCCGGTTAAATGCCCAAGTGAGCAATAATATGTTTCGTATTTAATTCCTTCATCGTTTGCTAATTCATCTTGCAGTTTTATTAAGTTCATTTCTTCCCCATAATCTTCATAGCTTGACCTGCACCTTTAATACCAAAGGATGCACTTATGGCTATAAATAAAAGATATTGATACCACTCAGGTAATGTATTTAATACTTCAAAGCCTACTCTTACGTATTCTGTCATGCTAGGTACAAATACTAGTATAGCAGGTAATAGCAAAACAATCAAGGCAAATTCGTCTTTCCAGCTTCCATCTGTAGCATCTGCCATAGACTTTTCCCATTCAACTTCACCTGTAGCTACCTTTTCAGCTACAACTGCTTTAGCTTTAGCTTGTGCTACTTTTGCCTGTCCTTCAGCTTTAACTTTCTCTACCTTGCTTTCCATCCATGAACCTGCAAGATTAGCTATAGGACCTATCAATGCTCCTAACATTACTTCTCTCCTTTATGTTCGTGACCCATCCAAATGCCAAAGACACCTGTCATCACACCCATAACTACAGATACAAAGGCTGATTGTGCAGCAGTCGGTGCATCTAAGTCCATAAACCATTCGGCACATCTCCATGACATAACTGTACTAGCTAACATCATACATCTTGGGAGAATTTTCCACTTCAGAAACTGCTCAACTGTGACCATTATAATCTCCTAGTGCCTTCTTTTTCTTGTCTTTTTCTTAGAGCTATCACGTGCTTGTTGAATAGATAATTTCCTAGCTTCAACAGCGGCTTCGCCAAGCTTAAGTACAATTCTTCTTTTCTCATCTAAATCTCGCCGTTTTTGTAGCAATCTTTTTGGGCTGTTTAGCCACTTGTCTACCTGCTCTACTTGCTTTGCGTTTAGCAGCCGAAGTGGCAGCGTATTCACTGGGAGAAAGAGCCTTAATTGCTTTTTCAGGTAGATAACGTTCACCTGTAGCTTTTGACCCCTGTGTACTAGGTTTGCCACTTTTAGTTCTCCACTTTTGATTTGTCCAATTTGCTAGTGATTTTTGTGGTGCTCTCATATGCTTCCTTTATTTGTTCTATTGTTCTAAAGCATCCTATACAGATGTCTCCTTGTAATTTACAGATGCCTACACAAGGTGTCAAAACTTTCCTACCCATTTACCTGCTGCCCATGCTAATAATCCTGCAAAAAATAGTACAAGTATAAATGCTATTCCGTAGCCTAGGTATTCCATTAATTCTTCTTGGCGTTTCTGTGCCATTTTCTCTTGGTAACGTCTTGACTTTCTTGCTTCTGCTTGGAAAGCTTGCCAATCTTGCCACAATCCGGGTCTACCTAAATATATCATTATCTTCTTGAGTTCTTCTTCTTTTTCTTTTATCTGCTCAAGAGCCATGAACTCTTCTAGGTCTGAACCTCCTACACCTTTAGCTTTCTTTTTCTTTACCTTTTTTTCTAATTCTTCTTTAGAGAATACAAAATCGCTTATATGTTTAGCACACCCACTTAGTTCTTTTCCGTTGGACACGAATTGTTTTATGACACTGAAAGCAGCGTTAGCTGCGGCTAGTTCTGCTAACATTTCATTTTTTCCTTATAGGTTTACAATACGCTGTTATTTGTAGATTAGGTCCTTCCTTTTGTGGTATTGAAGGTTGCTTGTGTAATCTCTCTGCAAAGTACAAGCATC